GTTGTGGGTGGGTTTCTTTCATCCGTAAAAAACGTCCTTCTCCTGGTTTTTCACGGTGACAGCCATATCCGCAAAACATACAACCCGTTCGATTACAACCCGTGGTAACTAGTTTATGGGTATTTGATTCTTCAATGATTTCCCCATACACAGAACAGATAAGGAGATTATTCTCTTTTATGTAACGCAGAATATCTTGTTCTGTCCAAAAACTCATGGGGTTAGAGATAGGACGTTTCTTATCAAAAGCGTTACAACCGTACTTCAACCATTGAGTTGTTCTTAAACTACTTTCACTCGCCATTTGAGCCGTGATACCCTTCATCCCTGTCTTGTGCTCAAAACACTTTACCGGATTTTTCTTCATTACATTGCAACAGTTTGCACCAATTTTGAAAGGTGCATCAATCAAGAACCCCCACTTGCTATAATCATAACGAGCACCATATTTCTGTATTTTGTTACTGTTTGGGTCAAAACTTTGAGCGGCACTTCCATCAGGTTTTGACCGAACCTTATAAACCTTGTCGGATACTTCCTTTGAAATAAAGGGATACCCATATTCTTCGATGACTGTGCGGAACGTTTTCTTAGGTTTGAGCCACACCACATTGGCAAACGTTTTCACAAATTCCCTAATTTCTGGGTATTCCAGACCCGTATCCACAAATACTGCTAGCATATCAGGATATTTTTCACGAACAATGTTAAGTAAGACTGTGCTGTCCTTCCCGCCGGAAAAGCTAATATAGACGTTTTCTTCTCCGTATTCATCAACCCAAAGTTTGACTCTATGCTGAGTCATTCGGATTTTAACATCCAGTGGCATTGACTGCATCTGATATAAGTCGGATATCGTGTGTTTTGGCATATTTTTTAATCTCCTTCAAACTCAGCCCACAGAGCTTCTACGTCCACCTCACACTGTTCTTTCAGCTTGTAGCGTTCAGGATAGGTGTCATCCAGTTCATAACATTTCCGCATCCGTAAATGCTCCTGAACCATAGCTCTGTAAAAGCTCTCTAAACGCTTCTTGCCAAACCCACAGTGGACATGAAGCGTCCATAGAACCATTGAAGCAATATCCAGAGAATATTGCTTGTCTCTGTCAAGAATCTGCTGGTCAATCTCATGGATTGCCGCTTGTGTGGCACGGTCTTTCGCTGTGGCAACAGCATCATTAAACACGTTCACTTTTAAATTCAAGGTAGGCTCCCGCCCACGCTTGATACCTTGCCTTTTCAATCTCCGCCGTTCCGCTCTATTCATAAGGCTTCCTCCTTATTAATATAAGTTCAGGATTTGTTCAAATATCTTCATGAGTACCTGCTTCACAATGCTGTTTCCAGCCTGCTTGTAAAGCTGAGTGTTGCTTACTACACTTTCAGCCTTATGAAAATCTTCGTCCGAAAACCCCATTAACCGCCAACATTCAAGTGGGGTAAGCTTTCTAATCCTTATCAAGTACAACTCCCCGTTTATCACATAGACGAATCTTTGAAATTGCTCTGGGATTTCATTGATTATGCTCACTTCACATAAAATATTGTCTTTCTGGACAGTTGTGATAGTGTTTATGAGTCCATCCGTTCGAGGGTCAGCCTCTCTATACTCATTAAATTTATGATGGATTTTCCCTGTTTCATATAATTTTCGGATATTCTTACCTTCTTCTGTGCGAACCATTCTCAAGGGCATAACGTCTAATACCTTCGGTTGGATACCACCACCCCCACAAGTGGGGATGGTGGGGCATAGCCCACTTGAGTTATAGACTCGGTTTGCACTCTCGAAAGTGTGGTCTTTTGTATTGTCCATATGACCTATTATGTTAATTTTCTGCCATTCAACCACCTTCAATTGCTCTTTCCGAGATGCTGTAGTTATAGTCGTAGAGGGTTCATCTGAACCATAGACCGTATTACTCTGGTGTTTTCCCGTTCCTATGTATCCGAACTGTTGAAAGTCCAACGGTTCGGATACCGTTGCAGAGAACGACACTTTGTCTTTCAGACCACACTCACCAATAATTTTTCCGTTAAAAACAAGGTTATCAATCAATTCTTTGGCTTTATCACTCGTGAGATAATACTTTTCATCTACTTCATCTTCCAGATAGTCCCTCATTACTCTTTCCAGCGGGATAGGGGCAGGGAATCGAAACTCATAATCTCCCAACACGCTTACAGTGAAACAACGTTTTCTTGATTGAGGTATCCCGTAATCTGCCGCATTCATATCTTTCCAAAATGTTTTGTAACCCCTGCATTTAAGGTAGTCTAGCCAATTCTGAAAATCAGGTGTGTTCTTCTTTGCGTGAACTTGTGGTACATTCTCCATTACTAAGATTTGAGGAAGATTTTCAGTTTCATTGAGCAAGCGTTCCACTTCCCACAATAAACCAGAACGAGTTCCGCCGCCCTTACTCATTCCTTTCCCTTTTCCGGCTACTGATAAGTCCTGACACGGAAACGAATAAGTAAGTAAGTAAACTTATCAACGTCAACAATACCTAAATCAGAGCCTCGAATTTGAGTTATGTTCATAGTAGAAAAGTTAGTGCCGTGGATAGCGTTATAGCTCTTTAATGGGAATTTATCAAATTCGACCACTCTGTAATGTTCAAATTTGACTCCAATATCCTTTAAAGCCATTGCTTGACTCCCAATTCCTGCGAAAAGTTCAATCAATCGAATTGGCTTGCCCATCAAATATCACCCGCCTTGCGGTGGAGAGATTTTTCGGTAGAGAATCCGTCTGGATAACGGGCTTTCAACTTCTCAATGTTCATCTCCATAACATCATCCATGTTAATACCCAATGCTTCACAGGTTTCTGCAACCATCCACAGGCAGTCGCCCAGTTCCTTCTTGATATGCTCCACATCGAATGGGTGTCCCTGATACATTTTCTGTAGGATACCTGCAACCTCTCCTGCTTCGCTGTTCAAACCAAACACGGCATGGAACAGCCGGTCATCTTTCCTCTCATAAGGAATACTGCAAGTCCTCATTGCCAGCTTCTGATATTCATTTCCTGTCATTGTCATTCATCCTTTCTTTATTTCCTCAAACACAACGGGTTGAGGTAGTATTCCATGACATACATAAACAGAGCTAAACGGGGGATTGAGTGACGGTTTCTTGTCAGTGTAGTTCTGAAAGTAAGCAACTCTTTTGTTCAGGTACATAATCTCAAACTCATGCGCCTTAAACATTTCAAAGCGTCTCTGACTTTCAAACAGTCCTACCACTCCCACCAACATAGCGAACGGTTTTCCAATTTTAAATAACCGCTCTAGCACCTCTGTTTTCACAGAATAGGGGGGGTTACTTACAATGTAATCACAGTCCGGCACAGCGGTTTTAAAGAAATCATTCCCGCTAGAAATGTGCGTGGCTATGACCTCATGACCGGATTCTCTAAATATTTTCACGAATAGGCTTTCGTCCGTATCGAACGGACACCAAATTTTCGCTCCCTTCGGAACATACTTCATAATGGGAACTACAGCATATGCTGGGGTATAAAATTCATCGTTCCCGCTCCCAGCCACTTTATCCATCTTCATTGGGTTCCTCCAATTCAAAATCCGGTAAATCTACTTTAAATCCGTTTTCAAGCTCAGTGAACGCCAGTTTTTCTTCGATTTTTGTAGAATCGACTAGTTTTCTTGGGATTAAAACGTTTCTTGCATCTTCGCCTGATAGGATTATGGTATCATGTTCTTCCTTCACCATTTCAATATTCCTTACCACTCAAGCGCACAGGCGCACATGAAGTCCTCATATTCTCGTTCACTCATTGTATTTCCTCCACAGGCACATAAACCCTGGTTTTTTTGTCGTTAATACGCTTATCGGATACTTTTAGCTTCAACCGCTTACAAACTTGTTTGGTAAATGCGTTGTTCGCCATCGGAGTCATGTTGTTCTCAGCACAGAAAACCGTATACCGGCGATACACATTCGGTGTTGGTTCATTCTCAATTTCATCTGGTTCACAATCTGCCAGGAAAGCAAGAATCGGATTATTTTCTTCCTCATATTCACTGAGTTGTTTTTTTACAACCGAACACTCTGTAAATCCGTTGTTCTCCAATACTCGTTTCAGTCCAGCTATTCCCAGCTTAATCAGGTATTCAATGGATTCTTGTTTCACCAGGTCGTACTTAATCCAGGGGTTATATTCTGGGTCAAGTGTCCCGTCTGGCAGATACTTTGAGAATCGTGCGTTGAATGGGATGATGACCAACCTTCGGAGTACCGCTCCCGTCTTGTCTCTCATTCTGGGGATATCGTTCGCAGACCCAATCAATTTGATATATGGCTCAAACTCAAAAGGGTCTTGTCCTTTTTGTTCGGCTTTAATCCGGTTGCCTGTAACAACTTTCTTGAAGGTACTCACTTGTTTTCCGGCTAGAAAGTCGTCCGATACATCGTCTGAAATGTTCGCCAATTTTCCAAACATCATAGACGTGCTAAATCGGTCGTTCAATTCATCAAATTCCAATGCAGAAACGTTGTTTACTCCCAGAATTGCCTTTATGCAATCCAGGAATGTGCTTTTGCCGTTGGATTTGTCACCGGTCAAGATGAAAGCTTTTCCCAACTCATTTCTTCTGTAGAAGCAATATCCAATCATTTCTTCTAGTAACAAGCGGATGTCAGAATCATCACAGGACAAATTGTTTAGGGTCTTATCCGCCAGCTCAGAGTAGGCGTTAGGGTTATAATCCCAATCTATTCTGTTGGTGATAACGTACTCTGAACTAAATGGAAGTAAGCTATCATGTGCTATGTCGTAAATACCGTTCCTGAATGCAATGTAATTGGCATCAGCTGGTTTTACTTCTGGTGCAATAAGCACCATGTAATCAAGAACTTCTCTGCGCTGAGTTTTCTTCAACGTGGGTATCTGCTGAATCATCAACTGTTCAATTCGTTGATATCCTGGCAAATACACACCGTCCTCATAAATGTGGAGCTGATTGTTAATTCTCACTGCGTGGTGTACGTTTTTTAGGTATACAGCAAACTCGTTGAATAAGAATGCCTTATCTTTAAAGAACGTAGGCTTTTCAAACGCTTCATCTCGTGTGATTGTCTCAAACTCTTGTTCATCCAACGGTTCGCCAAAAACAAATTCGTTGGTATTCTCCAAAATCCTTCTAATAATGTCGCTGGGAAGTCCCAGTTTGGATTGAAGAATCAGGATATACCGGAATAGCTCATCATTTCTCCCGTCTCCCGCTCCCATTCCCCACAGGTCAACGGTTGTATCTATAGGAAATAATTCCTCTGGCACAACCTGAATTGTCTCTGGTTCAAAGGACGGGGGAAAACGGTCAACCCCGTTGGTTCTGAGCCGGATATAGGTTTCTTTACTATGAATGTCTGCAATCAGACCCACAGCTAACTTTCTGTCACGTCCGTCTTTCTGAAAACCGTTCTCAGGCTTTCTCCAATAAGAATGAATATGACCATTCTCAGGGTTTTCAAGAATTAAACAGTTCCAGTTGTTTTTCTCAGCCATGTTCCAAAAGCTGTCTGACAGCTCTTTGGAATCAAAACTGATATCAACAAAACCCTCATTCAAAACCGCTCCAAAGGAATCGTCTTTGGAGACTTCGTTCCAGGAATGACCTGGCATTCCTTTGACCTTTTCAGCCGGTGAGGTTTTACCGTCCGAATCGGTTTTCCCGTGGAAATATGTTCGGAATACTTCGCTACCTTGCCACAAATTATTCACTCCTTCCTGTCAGCTTTTTTATAAGCTGAATATTTTTCTTAATTTTCTTTAACCGTTTCTCGCAGCGGTTAAAGTCACGTTCGTGCTGTCTTACGCTGCCTTTCCAATAGGCAAGTTTTTTCCTAAAGTACATCCATTCACTATTAGTCAGTCTTACACCGTTGGGAGCTTTCCCCGTTGACACTCGCTGTTCACAGTCATAAACCTCTTGATGGGCATTGAAGAACTTCTCTGCGTTTTTCTTTTTTAAATCTTCCAATCTGGGAATTTCTTCATCCAGAAACTCCAAAATGTTGGAAATTAACTGTTCTTCATGCTCCCAGTCTAAGTGGATGATTTTTATTAAAGCTCTAATCTTCTTATCAGTCGTAGGGAAGAACAGTCCTAGATAGACGTGCATTCTGCCGCTTCCCCAATCAATCGTTATCGACTCGTTCATATAATCACTCCAAAGTCTTTCAATCGTTTTCTTGCCAAATTGATATACCATTCTTTGTCCAGGTACACAGGACATCTGATATTAGTCATGTTTTCGTTAAAGATAAAGCAATGTTCAGGACTGGATGCAATCTTTTCAGGCTTCCTTGTTCTGATTGATACCTTCTTCACCCCTGCGTCCGTTTCTCTTGTGGACGCAAACACTCTAATACATTTTTCCTTTATAGGTTCATCCCCATGCAGAATGGTTGAATATTTACTTGTTATTTTGGCGACCATCTGAAATTCTTTTAAATGGTCACATGAATTGATGAATTTTTCTACTGGAACGCCCTTCGCCATGTATTCAATTAGTGCGTGATTAACAATGGGGAAATCCCCATAATCAAGATTTGATAGTTTCTTTACATAAGAACCTTTCGATTTGATATGTCCATCAGGTGAAATGATGACATAGTTGTTCACATCCTTTTGAAACACTTTTCTATATTCATCAAATTCCAATACCAATCCAGTTCTCTGTTCCCACTCATAAGCAATGTCATCAATGGTGTTAAACCATTCATCTTCGTCCTCTCCATCAGGCATTTTAATAAAAATGCCGTCTGTGTTGGACTGAATCAGTTGAGCATAAGGTTCAATATGCTCAATTAGGTCAAGAAGAAGAATCTGACCATAGACACACACCTTGTTCGACATTAAAGGGTCAAATAACTCATTGTTTTTGTCCTTCAATACACCGTAGGTCGAATTTAACACGATTTTCAGAACCGCCTGTAATGGGTCTTTCTTCTTTTTTAGTTCCAGTCTTTCATGATATATGTCCACAAATTTTTGTGGGTCGGATATGTTCCGACTATGAAGGTTGTATCTAATCATTAATGATGGATAAAGAGAAGCTACATCCATCATCAGAAAATATCCTTCACCGGAGTATTTTTCTAATGCTCCGTGAACTCCGCCCCACCCGAATGTGTGTGGACACCCTGCGACCATCAGCGAATATTGATTTTTTTCAATCTTCTTTTTTCCTGGAATATGTCTGAAATAACATCTGTTATCAGGAATTGAATACCAGTCAAGAACAGTCTTGTACTTTCTCACTTGATGGGTATCGGGGAAGTCAATGTCAAATTCATCATTCCTGTCTCTCCATCTGTGAGCATCCAGGATGATTGCAGTCAACTGGGGTTTAGTCTTTGAAATCAAAGACAGGTCAAGCGGTTTTCCTTTGCAAGCAAGTTTCACAAGTTCCATTCTTCCGTTAAATTCATCTTTTCTTTGTAGGAACACTTCAATGGTCTGTTCCACGTCATGAGTACAATATTTAACTGTTTCGGTAATCTCATCTTCTGTCAGTTTCCTGTCGATATCGAACGGAACGCCTGTTTCTTTGATATTGTTTCCCATGCTTCCTTCAAGCCATTTCAGCCCTTTGTCCAGGCTCAACATCACATCATAATTATTTAATGGGATGTTGTGAAACAGTGAAGAAAACCTCCATCCTGGATTTCCTTTCACAATGATGAAGTCATTGATTCTTTTTGGGTCAAACCCACAAAGGATTCCTTTCAGTATGTATTGGTCGTAATGATTTGAATTGAAACCAGTCCATATTTCGTTCTGATTGTCGTTATAGAGCTTTTCAAGAGCATTTTTGTCATTAACAATGACATGTTTTTCTTGTTTGGTCATATCCATTACCACGACTAGCCAGTCGTGGCTAAAGACTTCAAAGTCGTAAAAGAGCATACTATAACCTCGTAGGTAGTTCCGGTCAGCTCAAACACTGACCGGAACTTGTCATGTATCAGGAATTAGTTTTCGAATACTCCGGCAATGAGGTAGTTCGAAAAACCCTTCTTGCCTTTGGTATATTCCAGCTCAAACGTGAGGTGATTTTCGTCCATTTCTTCGGTACAGTCCATTAAGAGGTTCGAATACTGTTCCCAGCCGGTGAACAACTTTCCACCGTTTTCCTCAATATCACTCACAGTTTCAAGCTCAAGAGAGCGGAGAAATTCGTTGGCAAAATGAATGCCTGTGCCAGTGGTAAGCACCTGGTTGTAGAAAATTTTGTTCCCTTTGTATTCGCCAGCCATGACTTTGAACCAAACGGTCATCATGGGTTTGTGGCTGGCTTTAGACTCTACCATCTCCATCTTTTCAATGGATACTTCGTAGACTCCATGCGGAACTTCCTTATAGTCCCGCTTACCGCCACCATTGGCGGCTTCTTCAATGTCCTTCTTAAGACCTTCAACATCAATTTCCTGTTTCCAACGTTCAAACATATTCATAATTTTTTACCTTACCTTTCTTATTCTGCGGTTTTACGGGGTTTTCTGCCCCGTCTGCCAGGGGTAGAAGTAACAGCAGGTTCTTCCTCAATTACCTCAACTGGATTGATTACCTCGATTGGGTCACCAGTCACCAAAATATGGGTTGATGATGGTACTTCTGTGGTAGGTGCGGGGGTAATTCCCATAGGGGCGGCTTCTGGCTTCGCCTTACCAGCGTTCACCTCATCGTACACACCCATAAGGGCTTCCCAGGAGAGAGGAATACTGGTGGTTTTAATGCCCTTCAAACGTCCACCGCCAAAGACGGTATTTGAGGACTTAAAATTCAGGGTTCTACTGTCACCTTCGACTTTTACACGGGCGACAACATCCACCATGCCGGCAATCTTGTTGGCAATGGACTCCTGGATATTGGGGGAAATGGCGGTCAATGTTTGACCGTTCCCCTTAGTGATGTCTTTAGTAATTTCATGAGATACCACGACCAGGTTCTCGTAGTCCAGGTTGAAGAATCTTTTCATCGTAGACAGATACTCGGTCTTGATGATATCCCACCCTTTGCCATAGCCGGAATCACTCTCATGCTGGATGCCCAACCTATTGTACATGAACACTCTGCAAGCTTCCCTTGTGTCCTCTAACAAGTCCACAATGATTGTCTGGAAATCGTTCTGCTTCTTTTCCAGTTCGGAAATAGCTTCTTTAAACACTTCCCACGCATACTTTCTCTTAGTAATGCGACCTTCGACCTCCACTTCATCCCGAATTGAAAGGTAAGGCATGCTCACGAACTGGATATTTCCGTCCGTGTTCAAATTCAGGGGACTGGGGCAATCATCCAGCATAGTGGTTTTACCGCTGAATGCGGCACCGTAAATCCAGATTTTACGTTTTGTGGTCTGTCCAACCGCACGTCTTTCATTTTTTGGCAACAACATATAATCAATTCCTTTCCTACACCAGTCGGTGTACTCGCAATATCTACAAAACCAACTTTCGTTAGCTTCATATTCGATTTCCTGTAGAACGTCTTGTACCAACTCAAGATGCTCTACAACTTTAGAGTAATCAAAGGGGACTTCAACCACTTTGGGCGGTTGTTCGTCCAGCTCCCTTAGCACCCTTTTTCGATACTCGTATAATGTTTCGGTTTTCTTCTGTTTGGCGTTGTTTTTTGGCACAAACAGAAAGAAAAGTTTTCGAATCTTCTTTCCAGGGTGAGTTCTCTCAAAATAAAATTTGTAAAGGTGAAGCTGTCGTGACTTCATGTAATGCTCCACGTTATTGGAGTATTTGAAGTCGTACAAGTCATATACTGTGGGTTCAACCGGTGTAAGCAGGTCGATAAAGCCTTTGAACTTTGGGGTAGAAATTAACACTTCGTGTTCCCCGCTGGGAACAATCGCTTTCGCCTTGCCAATCTGCATTTCAAGCTTCATGGTTTCAGTGATGTGGGCATCAGATATCACGGGGAAGCTGTCATAATATTCCTTGATTGCTGTTTCAGCGTCTTTCTCAATACCAGTATGCAATGCAGTCCCCAATAATAGGGCGTTGTCTGCCTGGTAATCCTCAATCACTTTTAGCTTTTCAAGATAGCGCATTTTGTATTTGCGCCTACAACTTTCAAAGCATTCAGTTCTTGAATGTGAAGTTTGCATTCCATCACTCCTTTCATAATTTCCTTAAAGGATTCAAAACCTTCGGGATAGAGTAATATGCCGATTGAACCGCTCTCGTTGATTTGTCGGATGTTGTGTACCTGCAACTCAGACGGTTTTCCGTTTGACGCTTTTAATTCTACGTCAATAGAAATACCATTAAGGACAATGTGCATATCTGGTAAACCGCTTTTTGAATATCCGCCACCCCAACGTTTTTCATAATAGCCAACGGGGGGAACAGTCATTTTGTTTTTGGGGTATCCCAGAGGATAAACCCCCAAAGATTGCAGATACTTTTTCAAGCGGTTCTCAAAATTCTTTTCGTCTGCCATAGCTTAAAGCAAGCTGATACGAACGGACGCAGAGACATTAGAGATTTTGGAGCATTCCCTGTAAACGTCAGGATGTTCCTTTTTCAGTTTCTTGCTATCCACGCTCGTTTTCGTAGTGGGGGCAACGAACGTGACTTTCAGTCCGTTGCCCTCAAAGGACTTCACACCATAAGCGTTCATGGCTTCGGTAAGCTTCGAACGGACACTCTTTTCAGTTTCTTCTAGCTGCTTCTTAGCTTTCAGGAGGTCAACCATATTCTGAATGACCTGAATCTGCTCCCGCTGGAATACCTGCAATTTAGTTTCAGGCTCAATTTCGTCTGGACAAGTGCGTGTAAGGTCGAATGCGTCCTCACACGCACTGCCACAAGTGGATAGCTGCTCACATCCCTTACAACAGACGTTTGTTCCTGTGACAACACATAATTCAAATGCACCACATTTTTTCATTTTGAATCATTCCTTCTTATAGGTTTTTTCAAAAAGCGCATCAGTATAATCTTTGCGCATTTTCAATGTTTCCAAAATGTCTATTTCAACCGTGTTTTGGCATAGCAAATAATAGTAAAAACACGGTTTTTCTTGACCGATTCTGTGGATACGCTTCTTTGATTGCTCAAAAAGCTCCGACTTATCGGTTAAGGTGAAATACACAATTTGACTTGCTTTCTGTAAATTCAAGCCCATAGCACCCGCCTGGTACTGGATGAAGGTTATTGAATCATCACATTCCTCATAGCAGGTGAGGTCTTTTTCCTTGCCGTTGACCAACGAAAGATTGTGAGTTTTCTTCAATGCTATATCCCACAGTACGGATAGTTCATCATTGAAGTTATAGAAAACTACTATCCGCTCGTTGGTACTAAAAATTAAGTCCTCAAACGCTTGTAGTTTGTTTGGGTTGTAATGACCACACAGCATTCTAGCGTACAAGCGTTTTGTCAGAGTGGTATCTCCAACTAGTTCAATATCTTCTCCCGTTTGTACCCCTTTTACGGTTGTCAGGGAAGTTTTCATGAACTTTTTGTATTGTTTAGGTGTTGGCACAATTATGGGAATCTCCGTCTGCTCTGGAAGTTCAAAGGCTTCTGAGGACTTCATGAAGATTGCCCCATGTTCCCTTAGTTTTCTTTTCAAACGGTCAACATTCTTGTAGCCCTTGACTACTTGAATCTTAAAACCAGAGTCGTCAACTTCCAGCCAGTCAACGTCCACAAAGTGTTCCCAGTATCGTTTTTTCGTTATGCCCCAACCCAACAAATGTACTTGTGACCACAGGTTTTCATATTTTCCGGCGGTTGGTGTGCCGGAAAGAAGAATTATATTTGTTGGATGCATTTTCAGAATGAACTGTGAACGTTTCGCAGTCTCATTCTGAATGATTGATGATTCATCCAACATAAGTGTGAAATTTGTCATTTCTTTAAAAATTGGTCGTCTATAGACCAAATCATAATTGATGACTCCCACGCACTTGCCAATCACAACGGTGTATTCTTCAAGTTGCTTTTTTTGGGTTAGATTGAACACGCTCAAAGAATAATACTTCTGGAAGTGGTCAATCCAATCAGCAATTTTCGATTTTTGGCAAATAACTAAGATTTTGTTCGGGAACGAAACTGCTTTTTCGCTTCCAACAAAGGTTTTTCCTAAACCCATATCCAGGTAGTAAGCAACCCTATTGAATTGTTTGGTTTGCTCTAAAGCCCTCTGTTGATGCGGATAAAGATGTACATTCATTAGGACATCAACCTCAAATTCGTGCAAGTTTGCAAGAACATACCTTCAAACGTCAATTTCTCGTTTGATGAGAGGTATTCGCTATCCATCGCCATAATAAACAATTCCTCTAACGCACTTTTCAAATTCTCAGGTTGTGCATGGCAATGAGACAATAATTTCAGTAACGTTTCATATGCTGGTAAATGAGAATCCATTATTTGACCCCCTTAATGTTGACCGTGTACCACTCCTTCTGTGTTTTTGCGATTTTACAAACGCCAGAAAGCAAGAAGGTTGTCACATCACTGACAGCGCAGAGGATACAACAGGGGATAATCAGCAGTATCACTGCTGTGAGTCGAAAACCCCATTGAACGTAAGTAAGGATAGTGGGTTTCGGTTTGGGAAGTGCGTATTTCATTTTTATTCTCCTTTCCTTTATTTTAACAAAAATTACACAATACCATTGGAGACTTCAATACCCACTTAAAGAAGCATCCTAGTGTGCATCATTACCAGTTCTGGGAATCGGTAATGAACCTTAAGTGTTTCTGTCGAAAAGATGACCACTGGCAACACAGAAGCACCATAACCCTCCTCGACACTCCCAACATCAAGTTCATGAACTCTTCCACAGTCACTCACAGCACGAACTTCCGTGCTGTGAGTAATCCACGGGGTGCGAGTCCACATCCAATCCCTGCACAGGGGAACATAGTCACGATATTTGCGGTATTCTTCCACAGACAGAATAAATACGCTGTCCATAAAATAGCCATATTCATCATCACCGTTGTCAGCGGTGATGTCTACCGTATGTGGAAGTAAGTTATCTTCCCCCAATACGGGGAGAAGCTTCTCCAATAGCGATTTGCGCAGGTCGGAATCTGCATAATTGTTATTGTTATTGCTGCTGAACGGTTGCAATGGCTCACCCCAGGGTCGAGCCATGATAGCCATAAGTCCCCCATACACATTCTCCAACGCAATCCATTCAAAATCCTTAAAGTAGAAATGATTTCCTGGATTCAGGGAATGAATATCCTTAACACACATAATAGTTACCTCCATTTGTAATCTTTATGGTACTTTTCTTTGTACCGCTGTTCAAACTGTCTCCTGTGTTCTTCATCCTGGTAGTATTCCAGGACGGCTTGTCTCACATATTCGGCTACATCTTCAATCGTTGGATTCTTCGGAATATACGAATCGTTGCTCATATTCCTTCAACACCTCCACACTTTCCTTGACGATTCTTTCAGCCTTTGCGCCCTTGCGAACGCCACCCATGACAGAACTCATCTCAGTCTTGTCCGTCACAAGTCCTTTGGATTTCAACTGACTGATAAGCCACAGGTACGTTAAATTGTGCCTTTTAAGGCACATTCGGATTTTGTTTCGTTCATTCAATACTACCACCTCTTTTCCTAACTTAATTTTGTAAACAATAGTTGACAAGACAGTTCTCAAAGCTTATAATAGTCTTGCGGAACAATACAAGCTATGAAAACTCTATGAACAAAATTTTTTGGTTCATAGGGGCGTATCTCTTGCGCCCTTTATCAACTTTTGTTGACACGCTTATAATAGCAAAGTCTACTTAGAATGTCAATAGGGTTTTCTAAATTTTCTTAGAAATCTTTAGGAGGTATTGAAATGTCTTTTTATGAACGTTACGAAGCCCTATGTTTTGAATGCGGCATGAAACCTCAAGCTCAAGAAATTCTCACCGTTTTGCGGGTTACGTCACCCACCATATCAGGATGGAAGAAAGGTTCATCCCCAAAAATTGAGGTGTTGTGTCGTTTAGCACGTTACTTTGGTGTAACTACGGATTACTTGTTAGGACTTAGCGACACAAAAAATCTTACTGAGGAAGAACAACTGTTGCTTGAATCATATCGCAATGCAAGTGCTGAAGGACGATTCAATATCGTGCAAGTGTGTATGAACGAACGTGAAAAAGTAGAAGCTCTAAGTGTAGGATAATCAAATGGAGGTAGTGTTATGTATGAAGATGTGAGGACTGCTTGTATTTATGCTCGCTATTCGAGTGCGAATCAAACTGAGCAGTCTATTGAAGGGCAAGTTCGTGTGTGTACCGAATTTTGTGAAAGATACGGTATCCGCATAGCGGAAACTTATATAGACAGAGCCACATCTGCCAGTAAGGATATCAAGAAGCGTGTAGAGTTTTTGAGAATGATAGCTGACAGTGAGAAACGTCTGTTTGATGCTGTAATTGTTTACAAGTTGGACAGATTTTCCCGTTCCCGCTATGATTCTGCCACTTACAAATACCGATTGAAGAAGAACGGAGTACAGCTTATATCGGCTACTGAAAACATATCAGATGACCCAGAGGGTATTATCCTGGAATCAGTGTTGGAAGGTATGGCAGAATTTTATAGTGCTGAACTTGCCCAAAAAATCAACAGAGGGTTAAGAGAATCAGCATATAAGCACAACTCTATAGGTGGTGCAATCCCACTCGGTTATAAAACAGAGAAGAAAAAGCTTGTTATAGACGAAGAAACAGCACCTATCGTTCGTGAAGCGTTTTCAATGTTTGCAGAAGGTCATACCATTGCTGACATTTATCGAACTTTCAACATGAAGGGTTATAAAACTTCCAAAGGTACAAAGTACGGAAAATCTTCATTTTCTAAAATTTTTAGGAACGAAAAGTATATAGGTGTGTACAAATTCCATGATTATCGTGCTGAGAATGTTATACCAGCTATCATTGACATGGACACCTGGGAGAAGGTTCAACACAGGTTAGCTGACTCTTACAAGACACCACCTGGGACTTACAAAGCCAAAAGACGTTATCTTCTTTCTGGCAAATTGTTCTGTGGACACTGTGGTTGTAAGATGAATGGAGATTGTAGCCGAACCTACCACTACTATGTTTGCTACGGGAAAAAAGCATTATCTAAAAATTGTACAAAGAAAAGTTTAAGGGCTGAATTTATTGAGAACGCTGTTGTAAAAGATGCGCTATCCCTGCTCACGGATGACAAGATTGACGAGATTGCCAGCATTGCTACGAGTGCAAATGAAGCGGATGTGAATGCTCAAACGGACATTCCACGTCTTAAAATTCGATTGAAGGAAATTGAATCCTCTTTGAATAACATCCTCAAAGCCGTTGAGTCTGGAATCACGCCAGACACGCTGGTCAAGAGAATGGCTGAACTTGAGCAAGAGAAGAAAACTATACAAATAGCCATTCGGAATGAGGAAAAAGAAGTGGTGCGTTTAGACAAAGCGCAGGTTGTTGACTGGCTAGAGCAATTCAAACAAGGAAATATTGAAGATGAAGGTTTTAGGCATATATTAGTCAATCTCCTTGTAAATTCTGTTACCGTTTGGGATGAACCAGATGGAGGTTTTAAAGTCACTATTGCTTATAATTTGACTTCATTAGAGAACAAAACAATCCGTCTTAACAAAGACGGATTGCCTGATACTAAACAGGATTTAAATTCTAACCTTGTCCATAGAAGTCTAAATCCTGTAATACTTAACTCAGGTTCAATCCTACTGAAAAGTTTTTCGATTTCCCCCTTGACAACACGCCAAAAAAGGCGTATAGTTTGAATATCAAAACACCGATAAAGGCGTGTGGTTTTGAACATCACCTTACAGGAGGAAAATACCATGACGGAAAACGAACTGAAAGCGAAAATCGAAAGCACCTTGAAGAACTTCTCTGCGGATGACCAAAAGGCTATTTGCCACATTGCTACTCAGGCAATGGAGAATAATAAGGCGGCACGGGACACACTGCGGAAATTGTTTCCCGACATCCCTATGAACCTGGCAGCCTTGTATCAAATTTTAAACAAGGCGTATGACTCCATGACTCCAATAGAGCAGGAGAGCGATTATCACTACTCCCAGATTGCACTGGAAAGAAATATCGCCAGAGGTAAGCCGTGTTCTGCCCCTTCTGTGGCTTCGCTCCGTTTGGGTTTGGGGATGACTCAGAAAGAGCTGGCAGCGAAAGTGGGCGTTAACGTCCGCTGGATTCAGAAGCTGGAATATGGGGAAACTCTCGTTGAGAATGTCACCGGTATCAAGCTTCTGAAATTGGCGGAAGCGTTGGAAGTTGACCCGCACGACCTTGTTAAATGGTGATAAAAGAGAGAGAGGGACTAACGTCCCTCTCTCTTTTTTTATTATTCCAGCAATTTAGACCATGTTTTAGTTCCGGCAATGCCGTCAGCAGTCAGGTCATTCGCTGTCTGATACTCTTTCACGGCAGTCTCAGTCTTTTCCCCGAAAACGCCGTCAACAGTCAGCCCACAATTCAAGAGCTTTTGCAGTACCTTCACTTGCTGACCCTTATCGCCATTCCTCAATGTATCCATGTCGTGATTTTCCTCCATACCGGACAAAAACAATGCCCGCTCGTCTTTTCTCCGTGCTGTCAACCCAGCGAGGGTTTTTCCTGCCGCCTTATTATATAACAGCATTGCATCAGCAATTTCCGCTGGTGTGCGGTCTTTACACAGCGTTTTCAGATTATTCCCGCCACAGTTAAAAGCAAAGCTACACAAAGCAGAACGCTGGTTATCTCCCAGCAGGGGGGCACAGGGGACGTAACTGGTTTGTGTGGTGTATCCGTAGAACTTTTTCAAATCAGCATCAAGCAGAGTTTCTGCTTCTGCTTTTGTGATTTTCATTCCTTTGGCTACTTTCTTGCCCTTGTACGTTCCGGTGTGTCCCCAGCCGATTGTCCAGACACCAGCGGCACACTGATAAGCTGTGAGATTAAGCCCTTCCCACTTCTTTACAAGAGCTTTTCCAGCTTCGTTAATAGTATCGCTCATTCTTCCCCTCCGTTACTCTTATCGCTACTTTCGCCGCTACTTTTCAGCCCCAGAAACAGAGATGTAACTTTTTCGGGCAAAATTTCAGGGTTAATCTTGCAAATGTTCTCAATTCCTGAACCAATTTCCATCAAACAGATATAAGCGCAAACAGCACCAGCAACGGGGACCGTAACACCGATATCAAGATACCCCTGGGCGTAATCAACCAGCACACCCAGGGCGACAATCATAATCAATCCAATTTTGTGATAAAGCCCTTCCCGCATCACTGAGCTTTTAAACGTGTGAGTGGCAAACCCCTTCACAATTCCGGTGACAAAATCCATCACAATAAAGGCAAAAGTAATCAAATATTGCATCATTTCAACACCTACCAATTAAAATTTCATTTCCACATAGCCGTATACATAACTATCGGATACCTTGCGTTCCTGACGCTTGCAAATCCCAGAACTATTATAATTGATAGTGTGGAGAGTTTCCCCAACTTTGATTACAATCAGCTCAGTGTGGCTTGCACTGGTTTTTCCGCTCCCCTTACACAAGAGCAAATCGCCACATTTAGGAGTGTATCCGCTATCTTTAGCGTGGAAAATACCTTTTTTTCGTGCTTTTGTTTCCAAAGTGGGGGCGTTTTTGGAGATTAAATCACCCAAATCAATACCCTGGGAGACTCCCCAGAGTGCGCCTACTGTGCAATAAGCTTCCTTTTTCTTCGGATTCTTTTTCCCTACAGGCGTGGAGTTGTACCAGGCGATAGCCTTAGTTTGGGGCTTCTTTCCAAGCCAGGATTCCCCGTGCTTGATTGCCGCCGCCTGAGCATCGCTAATGGCGGTAACATAAGCGTCATGCACCCAATAATAGGCATTATCAATCAGCACTGGGAGATAAGTTTTCCCAAGCTCCTTGTTTTCAAATCGTCCGCAAGTATCAACCTCTAAAAGTGTTCCAACTGCCAGAGTTTTCACACTTTTGCCAGTTTTTGAGCTGGGAAAGTCACGAGCGGAAACTTTCTTTTTTACAATAAAATACATTTCTGTATCATTCCTTTGATTATTTTATCACAGTTTTTTAACCGTTTTAGTCCAAATTAAGAATCGCTATCCAAAATCGCCTGAACTGCCGCTCTGAGCTTTTCCGGAATCTCATCAACGGACTTGAGTCCCAGTTTGATAAGGTTTGCATAAACTTTTGCCATTATATTTACTCCTTTCTTACGCCATCAACTCGTACACTTCGCAAAGTGCAAGCTGGGTATCTACCAGTTGCTTTTCCAAAGTGCTGTTTTTCTCAGAAACGAGCCGGATATACTCATCTTTTGAGTACTCAACGAACTGAAAAGAGTAGCCGTTAAAGCCTGGCTCTTCGTCCGTTCCTCGCTCAGAAACTTTAGTAATGTTGGTAGCAACAAAAACTTTGCTTTCTGTAAACTCCAACTCATCTGGCTTGATTGTGCTTTGCTGAATGCCATAATCAATCATACTGCTTCACCTTCTTTTATGGCAATTATGCCAACATTTTCTGCTTCCATGCGATGATATTTGTTGCATAAGATGTTGCAGTTGCTCTGGTAGGAACGTACACCAACCGACCGCCGACATACCGACCACGAAGCCCGACACCACTATCCAAACTCCAACCGAAACCACCCGCACCAGAACCATTACTCCAACGACCGCCCAACCGAGCAATCCTATATTCATTCAGATTTGCAGCGATATATGTATAATCACCAACAGGGACTGAACTGTTTCCAAGGCATTCAGAAGCCATGAACAACCAATCAAAATCTTCACCGCCATATCCCATTGCTGAAATATAACCATTTGCATTTGTGACAGCGAATCCTGCACTTTCATAATTTCCTGAATTCTTAGATTCAGCAAAGTTGAAGTCATTTGCAATGTATGGAATACCGCCCTTCTGTGAACCGTTTCCATAAATGTTGATTCCATAAACGAACTTCCAAATATTACCCCAAGGATTTTCAACACCCCTGTATGTAATGCTTGTTTTGCCGTTTGCGATTTGGGCTGTTCCGGTGTAATCGCTTGTAGAACCTGCCCAACCTGTACCGTTGCCAATACTGGAAGTCGAACCTGTCGGGGAAGAACAGTTGTAAGAACTGTTATCTGATATAGAAATAACACCGTTTGCAATGGCTGTTTGCAGGTTCATCATTCCCATTTCAATAATCATCAACATCTGATTAGCACTTTCAGCCTTAATCAAATCATTATGCCAACCGTCACCCCTGTTCTTTGCAAGGGTTTCAAAGTCAGGTCTTGTGATATTGGAAATCGGCTGACAACCTGCAACAGAACCAAGTTTATCGGTAGCGGTTGTCACCGTTTGGGCTGAATAGTACATGTTGTTAGTAATCCAAGCACCTGTTCCATCACTTCCAGCATCTGCATCCCATAATGCTGCTTCATAAGCAGAAAGAAAGATATAATCAATCTCTTCACCGTTCGAATCATAGAACGCAGGATGAAGTTTAAATCCAACTTTAGGGGTAGCACTCACATAATAGTTAGCCTTTCTGAGGTGATAGCCAACGCCATCCGTCTGAGACTCCAATTTGAGAGGAACCACACGGTAATAAAATTTTGGCTGATAAACCATCACCTGCCCATTAGAGCCATCCTCCACAAAGTTAGAATCACCATACCACGCTGTAATTGTTCCATCATCTGCAACATTGCAACGTTTTCTCCCGCCAAACATGGCGAATTTATCAAAGTCAGAGCCAGCAGTAAGACCCGTTGCACCCGCCAAGCGTGTAAAGGATTTGTTTTCGTAGTCCACCTGCAAGCCCACAATATCCCCATCTGTGTAGCCGATATAGGCTTTAATATCATCTGCTGTGGATTGTGCGGTTTTAGCCGCTGCTGTGGCACTATCGGCAGTTGTCTGGGCGGTCTCAGCAGTCTTTTGAGCTGTTTCCGCAACTTTTTTGGCTTCATCTGCGGCAGTTTGCACATTTTTCGCATCCTGGGCGGCATTATCTGCCGCTGTCTGGGCGTTTGCCGCCGCTAGTTTTGCTTCGTATGCCGCTTCCTGTGCTTCGGAGCTGGGGACTTGTGCGTCCCAGGCTCCGTTGACAACCTGCAAAATCTTGCCATTATCATCTGTGCTAATTTTAGGGAGTGTATCACTTCCCAGGGATTTTTCAACAGCTTCGTCAATTTCTGAGCCGCTGAATTTACTCGTGTACGCCATATTTTTCTAACATCCTTTCCAGCCTTTCAATTCTCCGTTCTTGCTCCTGGATGGTCGACACCATAGGAGCAATTAGCTCCTGGTAACTTAAATACCATTGCAATTCACTGTCTGGGATTGATTCATAGTCGGTATTATGTTCTTCGTTCTTAGTCCCCTTTCGCACAGCCTGGAAAACAGAAATGTCGCCAACTGTGTTTTGAGCGGCGTGCGCCACCTCCTGAGCAACAAATCCCCAATGAAGTCGGTTATCCGTGCCACGATTCCAGCGGTATTGCACGGGTTTCAGGTTCATGATAAGGTCTGTGCTGTTCTCAGGTATGGGGGAGATGTCCTTTTTATCCTTGCGGTCGGAAATGGAGGATTCATCATCTCTATAAATGCGTCTAACGTAAATTCGCCGCCACGGATATTCTGCACCACCCATGTCCTGTCCGTCTGTGTCATTATAATCTGTTGCGCCGAAACGTGGGTCAATGTCTGAAATTATCCCATTGCATTCTCCGGTCGCACCTTTTTCCCGAAAAATCACATTGTTGAGGTATAATCGGTTGTTATCTGTGCTTATCAGCAAAGGTGCGCCATTTCCGCTATTTTCGGGGGCTAACAATTCATTGTTTTGGTACCCCATTGAGCGGTCTGAGTACAGGTCAATTCCACTGCATTTCACCTTGCCTCGGTGATTGACGGAAAATAGAGCTATATCGTTTGTCCACTCTTGAGTGCCGTTGAGCTTTGCCAACAAATATAGCGCAAGGTCAGAAAGGCGGCTAGAGGCGGGTTTCATACCGAATTGAGTGTCGACAGTTACTGTAGCAGTACCATCGCCACTCCGAACCGTTTCCTCGATTCCAATCGTTTGAGTGTATATCGTGTTTTTGTAAACGTGGTCAGTTGAATCACTACTAGTTGAGACTGTCAATCCACCAATGGTACCAGCTTTAGCCGTAATCGTTCCGGTAAATACACCGTCTTTAGCGGTCATTTTACCGTCAGTGTCAAGCGTGAAGTTCCCGCCGTTAATTAGCAGTTTTCCGGCTTCAAAAGTTACCGTGCCACCCGAAACTGTAACGGAAGATGTATCTTCCGCAAACTTCTGTCGGATGTCACTCATGTCCAGAGTTTTCGTCTGCTCCTCATCGCCTACCGCCAGTTTGATTATGGCGGTGTCGCCCAAACCACCGCTTACGGACAAGGTGATGCTATCGGCGAGCTGTTCGATTTTGCTTTCAACGCTTGTGTTCGTGGCATAATCTTCCGGCGCACGACTCCAATTTGTGACTTCTGAACCTTTCTCCAGCTTTGCCCACGCAACGTCAAGCGTTCTTCCAACGGAATTTATGGAGGATTCGTTTATGCACAACTTCACATAGCTTGCACTATCCGTGGTAAATGTATAACTTATTTCCGTCCATTCATTGGCAGTGAATAGGCTGGAAGAAAAGGTATTTAGGTTTTTTTTGCTTCCGCTTGCCGTTTTAAGTACCGTGAAAATGTCAGCCGCAACACTAGGTCGAACTCTCATCGAAAGCGTGTATTCGGCGTTGTTGTCCAGCTCTTGCGAAAAATCTATCTCCATGAGATAAAAGATAGTTCCGCTATGTATTTTTACTTTTTTGAGCTGCGTATAGCCATCATACGTGGTAATAGATAGATACTGGGCGGCGGTAGTACTCTCACACGTCCAACCAGTTTCTCCACCCGCTTCATAATCGCCAGAGAGGAGGATATAGTTCCGGTTTTCGTATGACCGGTTATCAACTTTGGTCTGTAATGAGCTTACTGTTGAGGTAATACCATCGGCAGTTGCGGAGATAGACGTCATCTTTTCATCTAGTTCCTCATAGTTTTCACTTACGGTTGATTTCACGCTGGAAATTTCTGCGTCAAATCCTTCTACCGTCTGTGTCAACTGGCTGTACTGGTC